ACGCTGTCTACCCTGTTGAGCAAAAGCAGCCTTTAACTGAGCAGCCTTATTAGGGTCAAGGCGTGTGTATATCTCAAGGATACGCGGTTGGTGTTCAGGGTTGTTAATGTCTAAACCAGCAAGCTCAGACTGTGCTCTCTCACGAGAAGTCTGGACGTTTACTTCCTTACCAGTAATAGAAGACATTAAGCCTCCTGCTGCCTGACGCAAACCTTGGTTAGCTTCCATTCCACGAGCCTGTAACTGCTGCATAGGAGAAAGGCCCACGCGAGGGTCAATAGGCGCTTGAGAGGAGATACCTGTTAATAAACCACTTAAATCTTGTACTTGTGCCATTGTTTGTTCTCCTTAGTATCCTGAACCAATTTCATCAAAAGCTGCGTCACTGATAAAATCATCCTGACCTGAAGCCGTAATTGAAACATCTTGAGGGTCTAAACCCATGTTATACACAGTTTGATTCTGACTAGCAGTAAGCGGTGCTTCACCAAATATCCAATCAGTTGCACTACTCAGTAAACCACCAGTAAAGTTACCACTAGCGTCTTGACTACCTAAAGTAGTTGTCAGGAGCTGCTTAGCTTGGTCTGCACTCAGGTTACCAGCAATAACTTCAGCGTTAATCATCTGAGTTAGCGCCTTAGACTTAGCGTCAGCACTCAGTTCTTGACCACGGATATCACCTTGAGCAGCCAATGTAGCAGGTTGATAACCCGTTGAGAACATGTCAGAAGCTTGGGTTGAAGGGTTATAACCAGCATCCATTAAGCCCTGAGCCTGTAGGAGTCTACGGTCTTGTTCCTTACCTACCATCTGTCTAGCCATTAGCATGTCACGACCTTGCTGCTCCATACGGGCCTGTGCGTCAGCAAACTGCATACCAGAGCCACCGTAGAGACCTGAAGTCATGCCCCCAGTACCTCTACCAAACATCTGCTCTTGGGTCGCTTGCTGCCTACGCATCTCAGCAGGGGCTTGAATGGCCCTCAGTTGGTCGTAGAGGGCTTGCGTCTGTGCATTAGTGTCACCGCCTACCCCACCAAACAAAGTCTCTGCTGAGCCTAAGTAGGCGTTCTGACGGCGTAGCTCATCTTCGCTCAGTGTTTGTGTAACACCTCCAGATGGGCCAGCAGTGGACGTAGCTAAGTTACTGGTTACTGTGTAAGGTACAAACTCTGTACCTGCAATAACGTCAGCAGAGATTTTATCAGCACCCGCTACTGCCTGTTGCCCTGCTGCTCTAGCACTGTCAATTGCATCTTCCGAGGCTATGTACTGACCCGCTGTATTCAACAGGCCACCACCCATGTTCAGTATTTCTTGTGTAGTAGGCATTCTTAGTTTCCTTATGCTGCTAAATAAAAATTAATAGATGAAAGTCCGGCACAATCTACGCCGTAGTAAAAGTCAATCGTATCGCCAACTGCTAAAGTATATTGCGGAGAGCGCAGCCACATAGAATATCTCCCACTAGGTGTACTTGTTGCTTCAAAGTATCCATAGCCAGTAGTTGTGCTGATAAAATTTTGAAGGCGGCCTGTTTGACTGCTGCCTGTAGGGGCAGAACTCGTTTTTAAATAAAATTTTCCTTCACTCTGAGGTGATGTAGTTACGGCATTCCATGCAGTTGGCGCAGTTGGCTGAGCCCCTACGGTTGGAGTCCACAAAGCATATTCCCAACCAGAAACACCTATATTCCCCACAAGCATAGGAAATTCAGTCTCAGTTCCTGATTGCGTTACAATTGTCATATTAGCTTGCATATCACCTCGAAAGTTAGGCTGACTCACGGCATAGTCACTATCTCTATCTGGGCTGACATAAAGCCTAAAGTTTCCTGCCTGACTAGATGTCAACCTTACTCTGCGCCAAAAGGTTGTGCCGGTTATCTGCACATTGTCACTTGGCTGGTGACTCATGGCAGGTATAGCACTATCAGTTGCACTATCAGTTCCACTAAGGCTTACAGGAAGATACTGAGCTGGAGCGCTGGAACTTGAGCCACCGTCACCGCCAGCAGATTTACCGTGGAAATCGTTCATAGTAACAGGGCCAGTAGCTTTATCAGCCAAAGCCCTCACTGCAGCGTCATTCATAGAAATCTGTGTAGAGCCGTCACCGCCAAGAGCTACCTGAACCGACCTTTCAGTGGCGGTGCCAGCAAGAGACATTGTTCCTGAAGCGGCAAGAGCCATTAGAAGTCGTCTCCCATTTCCCAAGGATTCACACTAGTGGTTACTGGCACTTTAGACTCAGCAATGTCGGTTGCAATAGAGCTTTCAATAGAGGCAACTTCCTCTTCACCCAAAGCAGCCTTAGCCCATGCCATTGCATTTCCTTCAGTAACGTCAGCCCAAGGAATAAAGCCTTCAGCATCCACATTAGCTTCAAGACCAACAGTGCCATATCTACGGCCTCTATGGGTTACGCCATCAACCACTTCGTAATCAGAAGCTTGCCAGTGTGCAGTATTAATTGCGCCAGTAGCTACGGTTGCGTCTAATGCTACAATATTCCAAATTAAAGCCATTTTATTTCTCCATCTCGTTTAATTTTAATTCTAGTTTATCTACCTTTTGAGTCAGCTCTTTAACTGCTTCGATAAGCAAAGGGGTTAGTCTTTCGTACATGACTGTCTTGTAGTTTTTACCCACTACAGAGTCAGCTATAATTTCCGGCAGTACAGCTTCTACTTCTTGAGCAGAAACACCGACCTCTACTCCATTGTTGTCTACGCCAAGAGACTGGGCAGTTTCGTTAGGAGTGTAATAGTAACCGTTAAGCTGGGCTACCTTATCCAGTGCGTCAGGGATGGTTCCCTTAAAGTCTTTAAGGCGTTCATCTGAGAAGTTAGCAGTAATGTTACCTGTAGCCACTATGTCACCAACTACATGCAGCGCTTGAGTCGGTGCAGTAATGCCTATGCCTAGTCTTTTTGCGCTAGTAAATCTTGCGTACTCTCCACTCGTCCCACCGTCAATTGCAAATGGCTGTCCACCGCCAAGGGCGCTAACAGTTTGTATTCGCCCTACACCGTTATATGTGTTCAGTCTTACTACAGATGCAGTTCCAGAATTATTTCTAACAGACACGCCTGTTTGACCCGCAATGTCAAATGTTGCGTTTATTACGCCACTAGCAAGAATCTCACCTCCTACATTGGCAGTGTTAGCAGCCGTTTTCCCTACGACAAAGTCACCTATTGAAGTAATTCTAGCTCTTTCACCAGCGTTAGTAGTAAATGACATTGAGTTGTTACCGTTGAAGTAAGAAATCTTACCTATATCAAAGTCACCAGAATCGCCAAACTGTATTGTTGCGTCACCGCTTGTGCTTGATGTCATTCTAAATAAAGGAGTATTACCTATTTCAGAACCTGTTAAAAGTACTACGTTATTAAAGTTCTTTTGACCTCCAAGGCTTTGAGTGCCTGAAGTTCTTACAACAGTGCTATCCAAGGCTATGTCATCTGCGTTAGCAGTAATACCATCACCGCCAATTACGTTGAGAGTTACAGCGCCAGAAGTACCACCACCAGTTAGACCACTACCAGCAGTTACAGCAGTAAGGTCACCACCACCACCAGCGTTAGCGTCAACGTAAGCTTTTGTAGCTACGTCCTGAGCATCAGTTGGGTCTCCTGCTCCAGTAATCTTGGAGGTTCCCATTGCTATCGCACCCGACATGGTTCCACCAGCTTTAGGCAGAGCAGCGTTAGCAGTAGTGGTCGTAGTGGTTAAGACACCATCACGAGTAGCAATATCTACACCATCGAAAGTGCTGTTAGTAGTAATTGCACCAGTCATTGCCCCACCAGACTTAGGCAGAGCAGCATTAGCGGTGGTAGTCGTAGTGGTTAAGACACCATCACGGGTAGCAATATCTACACCGTCAAAGGTGCTGTTGGTTGTGATAGCGCCAGTCATTGCCCCACCAGACTTAGGTAACGCAGCGTTGGCTGTTGTTGTTACAGCATTAACAGTCGTTGTGTCTGCCTTACTGTTAACGGCTGTAGAGATGTTAGTGAACTCAGTAGTAAACTCCGAGCCTTTAACCTTCTTAGCGTCGGCACCTGACCCTAAGTCGTCTTTAGCGCCAAAGTTAGTCGTTACATTGTATGTAGCCATTTAGATAAATCTCCCTGATAGAGCGTGTATGTCAATTTTTTGAATAGAAAAAGCATTACCGATGATTGTGGTTTCTAGACCTACAGTTATTTCTACACCAGAACCTGAAGTATTAAGTGAGGGTTCGTTAACAAGAACACCCCCTGTGTACTCTGCTGTGGTGTTGTACTCTGCTTCGTTAAACTCTGCGTCAGTGACTGTACCAAAAGTAACAGCTTGTTTAGTAAAGTTATTAGAGTAGTCGTAACCCCAGTTAAAAACACAAGTAGTGCCTCCTCCACCGATAACACTAACATTCATCTTTTTAAGAAACTTTAAGTTAGTAGGGTTACCAAAGTTCTGAGGGTGGCTAAAGTACTTCATCTCGTAAGACTCAGCACCGTCACTGTATGTGTCATATTTTACTATAGCTGGTTGTGTCGTTCCAATCTTACCTAGACCGAACATCAAGTCATCATTAGCAAACACTGTTATAGCTAGAGGTGTTAAGCCTCTCCAAGTAGTAGCTCTAAAAGAACCATCTTCTAAAGGCCTCCTTACATCAAAACAATACACAATGTCTGACTCTGGAAGTGTTAGGATGTAGAATGCGTGTCTAGCACTGTAGGCACTCCTAATCGTGTGTCCGTTACCAGCAGCAAATTCGTTGTCAACAAGTTCCATGAGGTCTGTACGTACATTCTTACTAATGTCGTTAAGAGGGATAGCTTTCTCTTGAATAAGACGACCAAGAGACATAACACCTCGATTAGATAAGAAAAGAAGGTCGTTACCAGTTGACTGTACAGAATCTCTAGCAATACAACCAACACCCTCAATGGTGTCGTATAGTCTAATTGTGTCAGCAGTAGTAGAAGATAAAGTACCGCCCTGCGCTCCAACAGCGTCTTGATATAAAATAATAGAACGCTTACCGAAAACAACTAAGTATCCGTTGTGTTCAGCGAGTGCAACCACAGAGTCATACCCTTGAGGCCAGACGTTAGTTAAATCTAAAGTCAACCAAGAGTTACCTGAACCGTGCCAAGTATCTCCGTCAAGCAAAGCACTTCCATAAATCTTGTAGTCTTCGTTTGCAACAGATGTTACCCACAGACGACCGAAGCCAGCCAACAGTTCGTCTCCTTGTGGGGGAGAAGCGCTGCCAGAGTCAGGAACCAATACTAACGCAGACGCGCCAGCTACGTACTTTAAGGGGGCATGTCCAGCTTGAAAGAAGTAGACTTTGTTCTGAAAGGAAGCAGTCTTCCAGTTGTTAGCGGTACAGGAGTAGCCAGAAGGGAAAGGTATCTGAGTAAGAATAGTAGTACCTGTAAAAACCTTACAGTCTCCCATTGAGAAGACAGTTTTTGTTCCGTCATAGGCAATAAACTCTTGGATGTGTTCAATGCCTGAGCTTGTACCTAACACCGCTAAACCGTTAGTAGTTATAGTACTCCAGCCTTTCCTAGCCCCAATACGGCCTCTCTGGTCAATTACACAGTTCTCTGCAATATCAGCAAAGGCAGCGTTTAGCCCAACAGGAGAGTCTTGTGTATTAAGCCCAGCAAAAGCAGGAGCAGAGATTGCAAGATTCTGTAGCTGTTGAGCCATTACACATCCCTCCAAATAGTCTCAGAAGGAAACCTAGCAGCGTCTAAGGAGATAGCGTCAGCCAACGTAGACCGTCCTAGCTGTACCATAGCGCCGCTTGACTGACCCCCTGTCTCTCCCCTCTCTTCCATTGCAAAGCCCTGTGCAAGCTGAATAACAGCCTGAGTAGGTACGTAGAACACATCAGCATCGTCAGTGTACTCGTTCTCTCTCTGAACAATGTTAAAGCGTAGGCTCTCTACAGAATTAGGCTTAGGGTAGATGTCTACAATGGCGTTACCTGCTTCGCTAAAACCGTTCCAAGTGTACTGTTGTGCTGACCCTTCTACGACAGGCTGTATAAGATATAGCTTGTTCATCTCAGTAGAAGGAATGTGTTCCATGTAACAGTTTTTAGTGTCGTTCAACACATCTAAGGTTTTAAAGGAGGAGTTAGTACCTAGTAAGTTATAGGAAAAAACGTCAGCTTCAGTAGTAACTGTAATGGTGGTTCTTAACGAAGACCAATCCCATGCGTCCTCTACCATGCGTTTAGCGTCATTTACAAAAGTTCCTATAAGCTTAGAGTAGGAATTTTGATTAACAGTAGTTACCTCTTCTTCTCTCAAGCGTACAAGTACTCTGTTTACAGCTTCTAAGTATGTCATTGAATTTTATACCTTGTAGTTAAAAGCGTTAGCAAAAGGGTCTGACAATAAGTCTACCACTTCTTCTTCTTTGGGCTGTTGATATTGTTTTTTACTTAACTTCTCAGCGTCTTGCTCTGTAAGACCTGTTAGTAGGTTACCTATTAAACTAATGCCCTTGTCGTGTTCAAACTGAGCTACGTCAAATAAGCCACCTGTAGTTCGT